TTTCTGAAGTTTTTTGGTAAAAAAACCCAAAAAATAGTAATATTTTTAGGCCTCAGAAAAAGCCTCCACACCCTTACTACTTATGAGTAAGGGTGGAGGCTGAGGCGGCCTCGGCCTCTTATATATTATAAAAAAAAAGGCCACAGGGAGGAGCTGGCTCTCCATGGAATGCAGCCAAACATGACCTAAGTTAGGGAAGTTGCATGTCTGGGCATACTGCCAGTGGCAGTTAATAGTGAAACTCCTCCCCTTGTACCTCCTTGTAACCGCAAGTAAACAAAAGAGGAAGTGGAAACCGGCCAGAACTCCGGCCAGGGAACATGTTTTGCGATCCTGGCAAAGTTGGCCACGGACCCAGTTGATACTGGCAGGGGGCCATGGTTCTGCGCCAGTTGTCACGACAGGCCTCTGTGAAAGTTGGTAAAACCTGGACTGGAACTAAAAGAAGAGCTCAGAGGATTCTTATTTTTATTTTAGAGATTTTGCTGGATTTTTGTAGAGGTGAAGACAGTGTAGACGGGAAAAAGAAAAAAGACAGTTTGACTGACAATACTGAAACTTTGACAGAGAAAAAAGAATCCTAGGTAAGTCATTTTTTTTGTTTTTCAGGTTCATGGGTGCTGCTCTAGCACTTTTGGGGGACCTAGTTGCCACTGTATCTGAGGCTGCTGCTGCCACAGGATTTTCAGTAGCTGAAATTGCTGCTGGGGAGGCTGCTGCTGCTATAGAAGTTCAAATTGCCTCCCTTGCTACCGTAGAAGGGATTACCAGTACTGAGGCTATAGCTGCTATAGGCCTCACTCCTCAAACATATGCTGTAATAACTGGTGCACCGGGGGCTATAGCTGGGTTTGCTGCTTTGATACAGACAGTTAGTGGTGTTAGTTCTCTAGCTCAAGTAGGATATAGATTTTTCAGTGACTGGGATCATAAAATCTCCACTGTAGGCCTCTACCAACAGCCAGGTATGGCTCTGGAGTTGTTTAACCCTGAGGATTTTGATATTTTATTCCCTGGAGTGAACACATTTGCAAATAATATACAGTATTTGGATCCTAGGCACTGGGGCCCTACTTTGTTTTCTGCAATTTCACAGGCCTTTTGGCACCTAGTTAGGGATGATTTGCCTAGACTTACTTCACAAGAAATTCAAAGAAGAACTGAAAGATATTTTAAGGACTCACTGGCAAAATTTCTTGAAGAAACTACCTGGACAATTGTGAACGCCCCTATAAATTTGTATAATTCTATTCAGGATTATTATGCTACTTTGTCACCCATAAGACCTTCCATGGTTAGACAGGTGGCTGAAAGAGAAGGGACACAAATTACATTTGGCCACTCATACTCACAAAGCATAGATGAAGCAGACAGTATAGAAGACATTACTCAAAGATTGGATTTGAGAAACAAAGAAGCAAATGTACATTCAGGTGAATTTATAGAGAAAACCATAGCACCAGGAGGTGCCAATCAAAGAATTGCTCCTCAATGGATGTTGCCTTTGCTTCTAGGCCTGTACGGGACTGTAACTCCTGCTCTTGAAGCATATGAAGATGGCCCCAACAAAAAGAAAAGGAGAGTGTCCAGGGGCGGCTCCCAAAAAGCCAAAGGACCCCGTGCGAGTTCCAAAACTTCTTATAAGAGGAGGAGTAGAAGTTCTAGAAGTTAAAACGGGGGTAGATTCTATTACTGAGGTAGAATGTTTTCTAACACCAGAAATGGGAGATGCAGATGAGCACCTTAGGGGGTATAGCCAGAGGGTTACCTGTGATGCCACATTTGACAATGATTCTCCAGTGAAAAAAACACTTCCTTGTTACAGCACTGCTAGGATTCCCCTCCCCAATCTCAATGAGGATTTGACCTGTGGAAATATACTGATGTGGGAAGCAATCACTGTGAAAACAGAAGTAATTGGGGTGACCTCTATGCTTAATCTGCATGCAGGGGCACAAAAAGTGCATGACAATGGAGCTGGAAAGCCTGTGCAGGGCTCCAATTTCCACTTTTTTTCAGTGGGTGGAGAGCCCCTAGAGCTGCAAGGTGTGTTGCATAACTATAGAACCACCTATCCTGAGGGAACTATTGCCCCCAAACATGCTACTGCTGAATCTCAGGTTATGAATACTGAGCACAAGGCTTATTTGGATAAAAATGGTGCTTATCCTGTGGAGTGTTGGGTCCCTGATCCCAGCAGGAATGAAAACACAAGATATTTTGGGACATATACAGGAGGGGAAAATGTTCCCCCAGTGCTCCATGTCACTAACACTGCCACAACTGTGCTGCTAGATGAGCAGGGGGTAGGTCCCTTGTGTAAGGCTGACAGCCTCTATGTTTCATCTGTAGACATCTGTGGGATGTTTACCAACAGCTCTGGAACCCAGCAGTGGAGGGGATTGTCTAGATATTTTAAGATTTCCCTGAGAAAGAGATCAGTGAAAAACCCATACCCAATTTCTTTCTTGTTGAGTGACCTAATTAATAGGAGAACAACCAGAGTGCAAGGGCAGCCCATGTTTGGAATGAATGCTCAGGTGGAGGAGGTCAGAGTGTATGATGGTACGGAGGAACTACCAGGGGATCCAGATATGATGAGATACATTGATAGATATGGTCAACACCAAACAAAGATGCTGTAGAACAGGTGCTGCTTTATTAAGATGCTGTAGAACAGGTGATGCTTCATTAATAAATGTACATGCTTTACATACTTATAATAAAAGGCTTTACTTTGGAGGAGGGGTTTTTGGTTTTTTGAAACACACAAACCCTTTGCAGATATGGTATGGATTGGAATGGTCATGGGGGTCTTGGGTTTCCTCTGCAGGGGCTGAGGTGTCTGAGGCTTGGGAAAAGCACTGTGACTGAGATTCAGTGCTTGATCCATGTCCAGAGTCTTCAGTTTCTGAATCCTCTTCTCTGGCCCAATCAAGGATGCACCTCCCCATGCAAATATTATATTTCATCCTTGAAAAAGTATACATACTTATCTCAGAATCCAGCCTTTCCTTCCATTGTACAATTCTGGCCTGAATATCACTGGCAAAATCAGCCACTGGTCTAAACCAAATTAACAATAGTAGGAGGGTCATACCACTTTGAAGAATTCTTTTCTCCAAAAGAAACTCTGAATTATTTAAAGATTTTCTTAAATATACCTTAGGCCTGAAATCAATTTGTCTGACAAATCTGGCTTGCAAGGTTTTAGGTACAGGATACTCATTCATGGTGACTAGGCCAGGTGGAAAAATTTGGGTTCTCTTATTCAAATGCTTCTTCTCTAGATTGACCTTTACACTTCCATCTAAATAATCCCTCAAACTGTCTAAGTTATTTATACCATGACCTGAGGGCAAGTCTTTTGTTTCTGCTCCTGTACCCTTAACATCTTCAAAAACAACCATGTACTGGTCTATTGCCACACCCAGCTCAAAAGTTAACCTTTCCATGGGCAAATTTACATTTAAGGCTTTTCCCCCACACAAGTCCAGTAAGCCTGCTGCTAGAGTGGTCTTCCCACTATCTATGGGGCCTTTGAACAACCAGTATCTTCTTTTAGGAATATTAAACACAATACAGTTCAGAAAATCATATATCACTGTATCCATTTTTGGTAACAGACAGTGAAGCCATGCGACCCCTGCCATATAATGTTCTAAAACAGCAGACCCATGGGCTCCAAACATTATATCCATCTTATCTAGGATGTGGTTAAATCTTTCAGTTAACATTTCCTCTCTTGTCATATGTAAGGTGTCAACCCTTTTTTTAGCTAGGACTGTATCCACTGCCTGTTGACATATGCTTTTTTGATTTTTACTATCTGCAAATATGGTAGCATTGGCAAAGTGTTTTTCATGGTACTTAAAATGGTATGGTTGGTCTTTTTTCTGACATTTCCTACAGTCCTCTGGATTCTGCTGAAATTCTAAATACATTCCCAATAATAAGAAAACATCCTCACACTTAGTTTCCACAGCATATTCTGTAACCAGCTTCCATGACACCTGTTTAGTTTCTTCTGGTTCTTCTGGATTAAAATCATGCTCCTTAAGGCCTCCCTGAATACTCTCTTCTATAATTGAATAAGGCTCTCTACTGAGGGTACTATATAGCAAATATTCCTTATTAACTCCTTTACAAATCAAAAAACTGAAGGTACACAGTTTTTGACAGAAATTGTTAATAGCTGATACTCTATGTCTATGAGGTGTTAAAAAGAACAGTATATTATGCCCAGAACTAGAATGTCTACTTATAAAAGTTACAGAATATTTTTCCATTAGTTTCTTATACAGAATTTGACCTTTTTCTTTAGTAGTATACACAGCAAAACAGGCCATAGTTCTATTACTAAACACAGCTTGACTAAGAAATGGATGCAAATCAGTAGGAAAGTCCTTAGGGTCTTCTACCTTTCTCTTCTTTTTGGGTGGGGTTGAGTGTTGAGAGTCTGCAGTTGCTTCCTCATCACTTTGAAACATATCTTCATGACAGAACAGGTCTTCATCCCACTTTTCATTAAAGGAGTTCCACCAGGCCTCCCACTCTTCAGTTCCATAGGTTGGTACCTGCAACAACAAATTACATATAAAAGTTTGTACTTTTTGCTAGGCTTAAATCTAAAAACCAGTTAATTACCTTAAAGTTTAAGATCTCTGTAGGGTGTTTCTCCAATTATATGAGCCCACCAATGCAGAGCTTCCTCAGTAAGGTCTAAGCCAAACCACTGTCTGAAGCAGTCAAAGCAGTAACAATCTATCCACACCAGAGGGTCTCTTCTTAAATATTTTCTGTATGCATGCTTGTTTCTCAGTTGACAAAGCATGCAGGGACAGTGAGCAGACGGTTTCATAGCACACAGGGGCCAATCTTTGCAGTACAGGGTATCTGGATAAGGAGGAAAATCAGAACCAACCTCAGAGCTACTCCATGCTCCAAAATCAGGCTGATGGGCTACCTTGACATCCTGCTCCATCTTTTTATACAGTGTGTTCATTCTCTTCATTTTATCTTCATCTCCCCCTTTGTCAGGGTGAAACTCTTTACACTTTCTTAGGTAGGCTTTTCTCATAAGAGGCAGGTTGCCCCAAGCTGCTCTTTCTAGCCCTAACAGATCCATGAGCTCCATAGATTCTTCTCTGTTGAGAACTTTATCCAT